CAGTATCCACCGGGATCCCAATGTCAGATCTTTTGGACTGGTCGCTCGCAGACATACAGACAGCAATCACGCTGATAAGAGAAAGGAATGGACATGGCTGAAACTAGAAGCAGTATTACAGTCCGCCCAGATCTTTCTGATTATCGTGGTTTGCTTAAAGCGCTTAATCAAATGGATAAAGAAGCGCAGTTTGAATTAAAGAATGACGTTTATTCCATTAGTGCTTGGACTGCACAAGGCATTCAACAAGCAGGTTTTGCTCATCCTTTCTACCCAAAACAAGCTGCCATTGTTGCTCAAACTGTAAGACCTGCTAGAGACCGTGTACCAACTGTGTACATAGGTGGCTCAAAAGGCCGAGTTTCTGGTGGTGCTAATGCTGGGCAGTTGTTATTTGGTAATGAATTTGGTGGAGACCGCAACGCCTTTGGCAACCGTAATGCCTTTGCTAATGGTGGCTTTAGATTCCCACCGCGCACATCCCGAGAGGGTCGGGGCAACAAGGGTTACTGGATCTTTTCAACACTTAAAGGCATGCAACCTGAAATTAAAAAGCGCTGGTTTTCAGCGTGTAATAAAGTCATGGACAATTGGGCGAGGTACAGCTAATGGCAGATACAAGGACACTAAAACTTTCATTACTTGCTGATGTTCAAAAGTTCCTAGATGGTATGGACAAGGCTGATAACAGCACTAAGTCTTTTTCCAGCAAGGTTGGCAAGTATTCCAAAGCAATGGCCAAGTCATTTGCTATCGCAGGCGCAGCTGCTGGCGCTTACGCAATCAAACTTGGTATTGATGGTGTACAGGCAGCAATTGAGGATGAGCAGTCCCAAGTCAAGTTGGCGCAAGCACTTAGAAATACAACGAATGCAACCGATCCACTTATTGACGCAACTGAACGATACATTACTAAGCAACAGTTAGCCTTTGGCATAGCCGACACCAAGTTGCGCCCGGCACTGGCTAACCTTGCCCGAGCCACTGGTGATGTTGGAAAGGCACAGGAACTAACTAACCTTGCCTTGGACATCAGTGTTGCAACTGGCAAAGATCTTGAAACTGTATCCTTAACTCTTGGCAAGGCTTACAACGGCAACATTGGTGCTTTAACTAGATTAGGTATTCCTCTTGATGATGCCATTAAGAAGTCTGGAGATTTTAACCTAGTCCAAGGCGAATTGGCTAGATTATTTGGTGGCGCAGCTCAAGCCAATACCAAAACCTACGCAGGTCAGTTGGCTATTGTCACAGAGCGTTTTGGTGAACTCAAAGAGTCAATTGGTGTTGCAATCCTGCCAACACTTAAAAACTTACTTGAACAAGTAAACCTAGTTGCTAAGGGATTTAGTGGCGAGGATGAAAGTAGTGGCCTATCAAACAAGGTCAAGATGCTTTCAAATGACTTAGGCGGTAAATCAGGCGGTATTAGCCTTGGTGAATCCTTACGTAATGTAGCCGAAGCATTTGGCAAGTTGTTTGCCACCCTAACGGATAGTGATGCCAAGGGATCTACAGACACACTTACAAACATTGCTAATGCGCTTAACAGTGTTGCTAATGGCATTAACTCTGTTGCCAATGCCTACAAGAAAGCCAAAGACATTGGCGGCGCGGTATTAGAGTTTCTTATTATCAACCCGGGCGAGGGTCCAAAGTTTGCTGACTCACGCTTAGGCAAGGCACTTGGTTACACGTCAAGAGCTGCTGGAGGCCCTGTAGGGGCTGGTCAGCTGACAAGGGTGGGTGAATTTGGACCTGAATTATTTGTACCAAATGGTGTCTCTGGTTCAATTAGACCGGACAATGGCGGTGGCGTAACCATAGTCATGAATGGTGTCATTGATGGTGAGTCTGCTCGCCGTAGCATTGAGCGCCTATTACAAGACTCCTCACGCCGTACAGGCGCTATTAACCTCGTAGGGGCAACACTGTGACGGTTGCTTACGATCCGTATCCAACAGTTACTTTTGCTGGCGGTACAACCTACGCGGATAACACGATTTCATCTATCTCAATCCGCATGGGTCGCAATGACGTGACCACACAGCCACAGCCCGGCTTTGCCTCAATTAGCCTTTGGACAGATGCCAGCGAGCCATTAAACATTGCATTAAGCCAACAAGTATCAGTGTCAATTAACAAGGGAACATCAGGCACACAAGAAATCTTTAATGGCATTATTTCTGACATTGACATAAGTCTGCAAGCCTATGGATCAGACGGCTCAATTGCCGTTTACACAATCACAGCCGTTGGCCCACTGTCGCAGCTAAACCGTCACCTAGTCGGCGGTTCAAATTATGCCAAAGAGTTTGACGGTACAAGAATCCTAAACATTCTTAGTGAAGCCTTCCTACAATCATGGAATGACTTAAGTGCAACTATTACTTGGAATGACTTGCCAACTGAAACTACTTGGGCTAGTTATGATGCAACCAATGTTGCCTTAGTTGATAACTTAACTGCCAATGTGGATGTGCCGGGCGTTTACGAATTGCAGGCCTACAACGATGGCGAGGCCGATGCTTACACACTGACTACCAATGCAGCCAACTCTGGGCGCGGTGTGCTTTGGGAGGGTGGCGATGGTGATCTGCATTATGACGATTACGCCAGCCGAGCCAGCGCAAGCCCATTAACTCTCACAGCTGATGACATTCTCGCCCAAGGCTTACGCACACAAGCCCAATGGGGCGAAATCGTAAATGATGTAAATGTTACATGGCGTTCAGGTACAGAAAATGCACGTGATGAAAACTCCATCATCCAGTATGGCCAATTATCTGGAACTCGTACTACTCAACTGCACAATGCAGCTGATGCCTTGACTCAAGCCAATGACTTTTTAGAGTCTCGGGCATACCCAAGAATGTACCCAGAAACAATCACGATACCTTTACACTCACCTACCGTTACAGATGCCACTAGGGATGCTCTAGCCGCCGTTTACAACGGTCTACGAGTAAACACCAGCGCACTACCAGCAGTCTTTGGAACTACCTTTGACGGCTTTGTAGAGGGCTACACATGGAACTTGACCAGATACACCGCCGAACTTGCCCTGACCTGCTCGGCATACTCTGAAACTTATTTGAGTATTATCTGGGATCAAATACCACCAACCACAACTTGGGCAGGGTATACTCCAAGTACACAAGAATGGGATGATTTATAATGGCAACTACCACAAATTACTCGTGGTCCACTCCTGATAATACAAGTTATGTTAAGGATGGGGCGAGTTCGATCAGAACTCTGGGCAGTTCTGTTGATACCACTTTGTTTACAGCTTTGGGTGGCGCATACCCGGGCCTACGTTTGATTAAAAAAACAACCGTAGGTTCAGGCGTGGCATCGGTAAACGTGACAAGCGCATTTAGTGCAACTTATGACGCTTATCGAATTGTCATTACGGGTGTTACCGCAAGCACGTCCGATTTGTTAAACTTAAAATTAGGTTCGGTTGCAACTGGTTATTACCAAACAAGAATTGCTTATACTTTCGCAGGTATTGCGGACAATGGTTTTGACAATAACACCGTAAGGTGGACAGTTTGCGCTCGTGGAGATGCAACGAACGGAATATCTGGTTCATTTGATTTGCTTAACCCGTTTTTAACAAAATACAAATTTATTCATGGGGGCGTATCCGTACCAACCGCAGCTGGAACGGTTAATGGAATATTACAAAGCACGACTAGCATTACAGATTTTACGGTTGCACCATCAAGTGGAACTATCAGCGGGGGAACAATTTACGTTTACGGATACGGAGCAAGTTAAATGGCAACAGCAAAAACAAAGGCAACAGAAAAGCCTTTAGTTCAAATTGATGATGTTGTAAGAGAGATGACCGATCAAGAATATGAAGAGTATTTGATTGTTCAATCTCAAACTGTAGTTACACAAACAGGTGAATAATGACATTCCTGACATGGTTTGCACATAGCCCAATAGCCTCATTCGTTAAGGTATTTGGCGCAGGTGTGCTTGGTTGGTTGCTAGTCAATGCAGACACTTTGAGCATTCACCCGGCACTAACCATTGGCCTTGTATCAGCATTACCAATTCTTATTAACTGGCTCAACCCTGAGTACACCAATTACGGCAGGGCCAACTTAGATGAAGCCGATTAGATTAGGCATTGTCACATTTCCTTACGGGGCTAAATACCGAAATGGCACACTGCACAAGGGCATTGATTACCGCGCTGATGTAGGCACATCTGTCTAT